GAAAGTCAGCAACTACTCCATCTTTACGAAGTAATTTTAAGGCAAATTTAGTTGTCATTATTCTGGCTCCTCTGATAAATCGCCAGTAGCTGAATATCTCATTACTCCCCCAATATGATCAAGGATTGTTTCCATATAAGCCAACGCTGTTTGTTGTCTATCAAACAAAATACTTATTCCTCTACCTTCAGCAAGTAAAGTATCTGCTACATCTGAAAAAGTAGTTGCATCCATATATTCTTCTGGTAATTGAGCCATCCAATGGTTGGTCTGAATATACCAAATAGCATGAGCAGGGTTATAATCATAGGTGTCTATAGTTTCATTTGCATTAAAATCTAATTGAGGAAACTTGCCTACTATAAATTTCATAGCAGGTACTCGATTAAAGTTTCCAATAAAATTATCATCGAAGAAAATATAACAAAGATGTCTATATGCAGGGGTGTTTGCTATATCACCTTGCATTTTAGAATTTATAGCATGATCATCAGTACCAAAATAAAAGTAGGCAGTGCCCATTGTTATTTCTTCATCTGTTGTAGCTACAGTAACAGTTCCATACATAACAAGAACGAAATGAGAAAATGCTTCTCCTGAGTCTAAATCATACTGAATAGGATTATCTACTATAATCTTAAATAGATGCGTATTAGGATCCCAAGTATGACTAATATAAGTAACATAACCTGGAGAATAATAATTATTTTCTTCTGGAAAGTAGGGAGTAGATATATATAAATTTAATCTAGCAAATTCAAAAGTTCTCTCAGGATATTCATCAAATGCAGCAAATGGGTTTTCATTTGTCCCACTAAAAGTTTGTGAAATGAAAGTATATTGATAATAATCACCATAATCACCTTCTGAAACCAGGGAATCATAAGGAAGAGATCTTGAATATGATTTATCTTCTTCGGATTCCTCGTATTCAGAAATAGCCAACGTTATAATTTCTAATCCTCCTGAAGCAGGTCTTGCTAAATTACCACTCCAGCAAACGTCATCTCCAGCATATATAGCATAAAGATAATCAACGGGACCAAGACATATTCCCATTGCCCAAGATAAGTAATACTCATATCCTGTAACTACATCATCTCCTCCACCGTGACCTTTTCCACCTTCTTGTTCTTCCGTAATCTCTACAGTTCTATTACCAAAATATTGAAATATATTACCAGATAGTTTAGTAGTTCCTAAAACATCTGGAATATTTAATCCTTCAGTAGCAGTAGGGAAAGCTAATTCAGCAGTTTGAGGTTGACCAGGAGAAGGAGCATCTGGAGCAAGAGCATCCATAAGTAAACCAACGCCTATACCAATGGCAAATCCAGCTGCGGCACCCATAGGGCCTCCAACCATAAACCCAATAATCCCATAAGAAATGCCCGAAAAAATAGTACTAAAACTCATGTTATATTCTCCATAACCCTAAAAATAGCAGTTAGTCTTTTCTTGAATTGACGATCATCAAATCTTATAGGAAGTACTTCTCCTTTAGTCAAAGACTGATAAATATATCCTTCATAGTAAATCGCCATATGAGAAGTTGATTTAAAAAATTTATAACAACAAATATCTCCCGACATTGGTTTAGAACCCTTACTAAATTCTTTTAAATAAGGAACTGCTCTTAATACATTTAAGATAACTTCATCAGTACTATGCATCGCTCTATCACTTGGATAATGAATATGACCATGCTTTTTAGGAATATTAGCAAGATTACTTCCTACAGCATTTAATTCCTTCATTACTTCCCAAACATATAAAGTGCAATCAGCACCAAGACCTTTAACTGCTACTAAATGCCTATATGGAGTCCCTCTCCAACTTTCGAGTACATCATATAATTCTTTCTTTCTCTCTTCAGATTCAAAAAATGGTTTCATTTTACTACACCCACGTTGCAGGATTATCTACAGGAATATCAGGAAATCCTAAATGATTTATTAGATTATTAAATTTTGCTTCACAAGTTATTCTCGATCTATCACATCCAGCACTTACTATAATGGTTTCACCAGGAGTCATAGTAACAATAGGGTACCGTATTCCAATAGTTCCTCCTACATGACTGGTGATCATTCTTGAATAATCTCCCCATACAAAATATCCTAAAGTATAATGACCATCTAACTGAGCGGCAAGTTCTGCTGCTGTTAGTGATAAACCATCTGAACTCATTGAGTCAATCTCAACTGTTTGGGAAAAATCTAATATATCTACAGTACATTTATCATCATACAAAGTATGCTGACATCCAGGACCATACCTATATCTTGGTACTACTTGATTTAAAAAATGTTCAAAACCAACACATTTAACTCTGGCATCAGTACCTTTAAATGACACTGTTTTCATTTGACCAATAAAGATGGGAGTTGTTTCTTCAACTAACATATCTCTATGTAGTTTATGAACAGAAATCCAAACTAAACTGGTTGGTATTACTGCTATAAACTGAGAAGCTGGTTCCGTAACTCTTGACATTGTAATATCAAGTGTATTTACTTCTAATTTTTCATCATAACTTACTTTCCTTCTTTGTATCGGAGCAGGTGTATAAGTATGCCCAGCATAGACAACAGGTACATCCCCACTTGTATGTCTATAGTGAGAAGTACCCCTCCATATATGATATAACTCAGCGGGCTGTCTTTGAGTTCCTTCTTCTTTACCTATAAATTCTACACTTTGGGTTTTCATTATTTATTTATCCTGTACTACTACTCGATGAAGAACTATTTGAACTTGACGATAATGATAAACTAGAACTTGATAATGACGATGAACTGGAACTGCAATCAGTATTAACCATTGCTGCGTTTGGTGCCAATTTGTTTGATATATTATCAAACCATACAATATCTCCTACATTCATAGCTATTAATCTAATTCTAATACTGGTGCAACCAGCAGGTGTTCTAAAATAAACTTCGTTATCAGTAGACCAATCTGTCGAATCTGCAAGGCTATCAAGAAAAAATATTGTTTTACCACCATTTAAAATATCTACTATCCAAATACCTGCAGCATCTCCAGCAGTATTTTTATAATCATAACCAAATCTATAATAAGATTCTTCAGCAACAGTAACAGCTTGGATAATTCTACCATATGAACCAGAAGAAGTAATCTTTACTGCTCCAGAATCTTCATCGTCAGTACTATTAACAGAACCCCATTCATCAAGATCTCCTTCAGTCCAAAGATCAAAAGTACCATCTTCTACCATTTCATTTCCAAGATCATCAGTAGATATTATATCATTATCATTAAATAAACCAACTATACCACTAAGATATAATTTCCCTGTTTCTCCTGCCTCAATAGTAGCTGTAGCTTCAGAATCTCGATCAGTTAAATTTACACCCTCTGAAAAACTTCCTTTACTGTAATCATAACATAATTCATCCCACTCAGGATTTATACTTGTAGATGATGAAGAAGAAGAATTAGAAGATGAACTCGAAGAACTACTTAAACTTGAACTACTACTTGATAAAGATGATGAACTGGAACTACTACTTGATAAACTAGAACTTGATGAAGAACTGGAACTGGAACTGCTGCTACTTAAAGAACTTGATGATGATAAACTCGAACTACTACTAGACGATGAACTGGATAGGCTTGAACTACTACTTGAGCTGCTTAAACTGGATGAAGATGAACTACTGCTTGAACTGGACGATGAAGAAGATAAACTCGAACTACTACTAGAACTTGAGGATGATGAATTAGACGAACTGCTACTTGACCGAGAACTGCTACTTAATGATAATGAACTTGAACTTAGAGATGAAGATGATAATGAAGATGATGAACTTGAACTCATAGACGAAAAACTGGCTGAACCAGCACAACAGAAAGAAGCCGAGAAGTAATCACAATCTCCATAATCACCAGCATATGAACCTATACCAGCCCAGCCAGAAGAAATACTTAAATCCGTTTCTTCTTTATCCCAAGTTTCAGATTCAGAAGTTCCATGAGCCCAAATTCGATATTTTAAAGATGTTCCAATAGCTCTAAATCTTACCCAATACCAAGTATCTTCTGATAAAGATTTAGATAAATAAGTACCAATTTGAGTATTGACCCCACTCACACATTTGTAAAGCACTACCCTATCAACATTTGCCTGTATACTTATAAAATATCCTGTTTCACTATCAGCAGAACCAGATCCTCTTAAATAAATTCTCATTACACTTGCAAACTGTTGATTCCAACGTATCTTGGCAAGTACTTCTACATTAGCAACATCTCCTATATCATCCCATGATATTGCATACTCATCATCTTCAGAGTGATCAATTCTAAGAACCCTACCACCCTGCATTCCTGCTTCAGCTACGGTTATAGTGGTAGCGTCTCCGGTATTCCATCTTTCAGTCCAATCAGAAGGTTGAGCTCCAATTACAGTTTCATTAAAGTTAGTCATTAATAAAGTTGTTGAGCATGATGAAGAACTACTACTTGAGCTCGAACTTGATAATGAACTTGATGAAAGGGATAATGACAAAGAAGAACTCGATGAAGATAATGAACTACTACTTAATGAACTACTAGAACTGGAAATTGAAGATGAGCTACTACTTAAGCTCGAACTTGATGATAATGATGAACTGGAACTGCTTGATGATAAACTTGAAGAAGAACTACTCAGACTGCTTGACGAACTGCTTAAACTAGACGATGAACTGGAACTACTTGATAACGATGAACTGGAACTGGATATTGAACTTGAAGAATTTGAACTGCTACTACTTGATATAGAAGATGAAGAAATCGATGAACTCGAAAGACTACTTGAAGAACTTGAATTACTTTTTGAACTTGAAGAACTTGAACTAGATAAACTTGATGATGACGAAGACAAGCAGCTACTTGAAGAACTCGAACGACTTTTACTACTACTTGATGAAGATGATGACGATAATGAACTACTACTCTTTGATAGACTTGAACTACTCGAACTGGAAGATTTAGATGATGAAGATTCACTGCTCCAACTACTTGATGAAGATGATTCTTCAAGAGGTACAGACCGAATCCTTATAGAGGTTTCTGTTATATTCTCAGAGTGGTATATTACTTCAAACTCATCCATATTAAAACGAGAAATTGGAAAAAAGGATACTACCAATATACCTAATTCATCGGCAGGACAAGATTTACCAATTGCGCTATCTAATTGAATTGAAGTAGTAGTAGGAGCATCAATAATCTGACGATAAACCTGAGTTCCGTCTGGATATATTATAGCAATATAATCTCCATAAGTACCTGTCCCCCAATTTGCTTCCCAATAACTTGCGTAGTCAATATCTTCTATAGTTAGAGTATCGTCAGCAGCATCTATAGCAGCAGTAACTACTATATCTTTCATCCATGAAGGAGCATGAAAAGTTCCTTGCATTCCCTTCATATAATCATAGAAATTTATAAAGTCATACAAATCAGATTTATTATGAAAGTCAAACCGTGCCTTATGTTCAATAAAAGATTCATACCATAAACTATCTACAAGTCTTGCTCCTAAAAACTCGAGTACATTAAATTCGGTATTTATATTTAACTCAACTTCTTTAATCCAATTTGGTTCAGTATCAAAAACTGGATAACTATTATATGTAG